TGTTGGCGCCTTGCTTCTGTCTTTATGACATAAGGTAATTGAATTAAAAGATTAAGTTTTCCAGAACCGCTCTGTTCATCAACGGCATCAAGAATATTAAGTTTTCTTATAAGCCGCTGTAAAGTTGAATTCGGTTCGTTCATTACTGCATAGAACGGATTCTCGATTATAGCCACTGTTGATTTGGGCATAATTATGTCTTCTTTTCTACCGCTGCGCTGATTATAAACATTAAGTTTCACATGCTCCGGATACCATTCCAGAACCTTTCCTGTTCGCATCGTTTCTATTTTGAAAGATCCGGATACAGGATCGATATCTGTTTCTACCGGAACTATCGCAACACACCCTTCGTCAAGCATTGATACAACAACATCCTGAACAAAAGCTCTTCCTGTCTGATCAATATTTGCTTCTAGGTCAAAACACTTATTAAGGTAGCTCCCGTCTATTAGCGAAGAAAAACGACCGTCTTCATCAAGCCTTACGTGCTGAATGGAGATGGCCGCAACATCAAGCGCTATTCTATTGTATACCGATGTCACTATAGAGCGCTCGTTCCCTCTACTAAACATTGGTCTATCAGGTCTGTAATAGTACGATGGTCCTATAGAAGGACGGTATCTGAAACTGTCCTGATCAAAAAATGCGTTCCATGCATGTTTAAGTCTTGATCCTATAGACATTTCCGTTTTACTTCACCTCCTTATAATATGTGTTTATTGTTATTTTTCATCATTTTTTCACGTTCTGATAACGTCTTATACTCAACTTTTGGCCTAAAATTCCATGACGGTACATCTCAGTAAAAGACAATTTTTCATAATTATGATTCATTTTGAATTCCAGCCTTCCTTAATCAAATGCTTCCGGATTACGCTTATAAGCAACATAAGCATCCATCATTGCCGCAACAGCGTCTATCTTCTGATCAGAACGTTTTTTATACAATTTTCTATTTCCATTTGTATCTTCAAGCGTTATACAATTTCCCATTGAAAAAGTCATAAGCTCTTCATCAAATATCAGCATTCTTTCTTCAGACAACTTTTTCAATTCTCCGAGCGGAACAGATTCAGTCTTTGCTCCCTGTATAACTTTCTCAACACCAAACGGTCCATTCTCAGCCACCCATCTTTCTACAAATTCCTTTGCATTATAGGGGTCATATCCAAAACATCGGACATCATATCCGCTACTTATAACATGATCGTCGAGATCCTCGTATACCTGCATCATATCTAGAACAGTTCCCTCCATAATTATCAAACTTCCTTCTGCTATAAATTCTTCGTATTTGAGACGCATAGCCGCCGGAAGTTTGTTTAAAGTAAGAGATGTTATGTAATTTCTAGTTTTTACACCAAACGAACCGTCTCTTAAAGGAAAAAGAAAAGTAAAAGAACAGAAGTCATCGCCCTGTGAAAGATCGGCTCCGAGGGAGCATGGCATCTGCCAGAATTTTCGTCTGCGATGTGGGAGAGTTTCTTCATATGTGAAGTAATATGTATAGCCTTCCATAGGTAATCCGAAACGCTTCGCAAGCATATCATTCCTTGTTGCCGGGGCTGTTTCAGCTCTGTCAACATCTTTCTGATACGCATCGTAACTTACAGTCTTTCCGAGATTTGGATTTGCTTTCAGCCACATATCCGGATAAGCTACTTCTTCAACAGAGTCAAGTTTATACCACCATATACTTATCTGAGGCTGAGGAGGACCGATCATTTGAAGTATATTCATCAATTCCATTTTGATCGTATCGCCAGCACCGTTTCGAACAGTTCCTTCAGAACTTGTTGCTATTATTAAATAATCATCAAGTTTGCTGGCGCCCTGTTCTATTGCGCCTATTACATCTTCTCTAGCGTCCGCCGAAGATAACCATTCGTCAACAGTTGCAATCTTACATCTCAAACCCTGAAGTTTGTCGATAGACATAGGTCTTACTTCTACTATCGAACCAGATATAAAATTCTCTATACCCTTTTTAGTGGACGCAAGTTTAACTCTGTTCGCAGCACTTCCTGTGGTATTCTGTAAAGAACCTTCTGTCATGAACTGAAAAACAGGGCCTTTTGCTCTTGTGATCGCTGTTTTTATAGGGTTTATTATTTCTTCTGCCTGTTTCATAGTCGGAGCCGTCGTTATCTGATGTGTTGTCGATCCGTCAACAACAAGAGAATATGCTTGAATACATGATGCATACATCGATTTTGCAGCACCTCTTCCTACTATAAGATACTGCTTATTCGTAAGACGCTTTTTTATTTTCTTTGTAATATATCGTCCTCCGCGCCCATCCGGATCTGGGGTATATATAGAACGAGTTTCGAAATAATACCATCCGAATACCTGCTCACCCCAAAGTTTAAAAGTATCAAGAAGATGCAGCGGAGAACCATCTGTTAAAGTTAGCTCATTTTCACAAAAATCGATCCATCCTTCAACCGCTAGATCGTCATAGTAATACATCGGATCGTCGATAAGAGCGTCTATACGTTCCATCTCCATAGCAACTTCCCTGCATACAGGAATTTCTCCACGCATAACAGCATCTCTGAATTTACCGTAATATCTCGGAACAGCCTTATTAGATAACGACATAGTTACAAGCTCCTTTTATACGAGTATTACTCAAGATCTACGCTCTTCAGAACGGTTGTCATAATAATCCATAGCAGATCTGCTTACATAGTGGGACTTTGTATTTCTCGAACCGTAAAACGCATCGTGCGTAGTCTGTATAACATAATTAGCGACGGCCTTCTTATATTCAGGATTTTTTTTATAAGTTTCATTTTCAAATGATTTTAATCTAGCATTTTTATAATTTTTAATTACTTTGGTATAGCGATCATAACCATCTTTAACAATTTTTGAAGTCGTGTCAAATTTATAAAGCCTCTTGGATTTCTTATTAGCCAATGAATTTAATTTATCTATTCTTTTGTTAAGAATTTTATTGTTCTTTTCGGACGGATTTTTTGCCGCTTTGTTTATTTGCTTTACGGTTTTATTCATCTTCTTGTCGTATCTTTTTTCTATTTTAGATCGGCGTTTATCTCTCATTTTCATAAGACGTTCTGTATCCTTCTCGCTTCGTTCGATCCTTTTATCAATACGATCAGACACAGCTTTAGCTTTCTTAACAGTTCTTTTAATTGTTTTATCGGGAACACCTACAGAAAGCATATTAGATACAGTTTTTTCGAATCTATCATCACCATTTAAATATCTTTCTTTTCCAGCGGGTGTAAGCGACCCATCTTCATTCTGATAACGACGTACACCCCATCTCTGACCTTGAATACCGTGATGATACAGTTCCATTAAAGTGGGTTTTTTATAGCTATCACTCATTTTGAATTCGCTCCTTTTTATGTATTTTAAGTCAATAAAGATTTAACCGTGCGCTTAGCATAATTCTTTACAAATTCTTTTTTTACTCTTTCAGATGTCATACCGCTCTTTTTGTTTTGTATTTCAATTTTTTTAAGAGACTGAGCCTTCTTCTTTGAAAGATCGTATTTCTTTTTTCTAGCTTCTAAATCTTTTCTACTAAGAGCATCGGGTCTATCATCGTAGTAGTCATATTGTTCTTTGCTTTTTGGTTTCAAGGTAAGGTTCTCTTTACCTTTTTCATGTAATTCTCTTAGTTTTTCTTTAGCTTTCTCACGAGCAGGATCAAATTTATCATCGTATATTAGTCCATAATATCTTCTTTTTCCTTCTTCTGTTAAGCTACCGTCTTTGTTCTGATAACGGCGCTTATTCCACTTCATACCTTTAATTCCGTGGTGATACATTTCTGTCAGCGACATCATCCCATAATTACGATTCATTTTGAATTTTTCACCTCTTTTTACTTAAACACCCAACGCTTTTCGACCAACTAAGACAAGCTCCGATACCACTTGTTCATTCGTTTTAGTTCTATATACATCTTTAGGAACGACTTGCTCCATGTCAAACACTATTACCGGTGATTTTGCTTTAAGCCCTCCGTATATAGCATCATTTGTGTCTAAAACAGCACCGTACCCAGAATCTTTTAACTCTTTGAAAAATTTAGTTCGTTGAGTAACGACATCGTTACCATTTCGAGAATTTCCACTTCCATCATACGGCAACACATAATTAAACATTCTATAAACAGTTTGCAAATCATTACTAGTCGGTTTGTAATCAGGAGATCTCATTTTTTCAAGAGTATCTCTTGCTTCTCTATAACCTTTGAATTTGTATTTACTATCAACGAAATAGCTCTGCATTCGATCTTTGTCCATTACAAAATTATAGAAATCGCGATCCTCTTTAAAAAGCTTACTGAAATGATTAGCTCCGGAATCTTCACTGGCAACTTTAATATCAGATTTTAACGAATTGTTTATTCTATACTTCATAAAATTTCCAGTTCCGATTTCATTTCCATTCTTGTCGTAGATAGGCTGTGGTGCTGGTTTATTAAAAAGAGCATTGTATTGATGTTTGTCTAAAACATTATGGGTGGCATAAAACATATCCGTGTCTTTTGTTCGGTCTTTATCATAAGATAAAGTGGTTAAAGTTGTTTTATCCTTCTTAAGAACTTCATCAAAGTGTTTTTTATTGTAAATACTATTTCCAGCTTTTCGCTTAGCTTTTATAGCTTTTTTTTCTGAAGGACTATAATCGCCGACCTTTAAAGGATAAGGTGGTCCATTTCTTTTACCCCATCTTTGATTTAATATTCCATGATGAGAAAGTTCGGCTTTATCCATAATGCTATCACTGTCCTTTGTTTTACATTATTTACCACTTAATGTTTTTATAGCAAGCGCTATAGACAAAGCCGTCGATGTTGCACCCAAAGCAATTCCGCCAACTTCAAGAGCATTTTTTGCAAATTCACGACCCTTTGAAACCTGCTGCGGCGGAGGAGCGTTGAACATGTTGTTATACTGTCTTTCTAAAAGTTCTCGATTAATTAGTTCCCTAAGCTCTGAATCTGACATGTGCGAAAGATCAAGTCTTTTTGGCTGTGCTCTTTTTTCGGAAGCCCTTCTTGCCGTATACTGTTCAATAGCTTTTCCTGTTCTTATAACACCTTGGCTCTCATCTGCAACAGTTTTTAAACGTTGTGTATCTTCACGAACCCATCTTTCAACATCCGGAGGATTTTTTTCAAGATCTTTTATTCTATTATCTTTCTTTTTAGCATTGTTTTCTTTTATGTCTCTTGAATATCGTTTCTTTCCGGCATCTGTTAAAGTTCCATCTTCATTCTGATAACGTCTTCTCCCCCATTTTTGACCTAGGATTCCGTGGTGATAAAGTTCGATCAAATCTTGTTTTTCATATTTATTATCCATTTTGAATTTATCTCCTTCCATATGAAAAGAGAAAGAGAAACTGTTTAAGTTTCTCCATACTTTTCTTTTAATTCTTCTAATTCTTTAACCTTTTGAAAATAAAGATTATTCATCATGTCATTCATATTCACATAAGTGTCAACTTTATCGACCAATTCAGTTCGCATTTCAACAAGGTTCTTATAAGACTTATTAATTCTATAAACCTTAATACATCTCGTAACCTCAACGATAGCTAAAACTCCTAAACCTATTAAAGCAGCACATCCGTAAACATTTGACGTTTTTAAATCTTCTTTCATAACGTTCACCTCCGTAAAAGGAGATGTAAAAATGGCGCAAAATTTTAATAATCAAACTATTCCTAAAGTTCGATTCCCTCTAATCAATCTATTAGTAAAATTCTCAGCAACTTCATCACTATATCCAAGATCTTTTAAATAAGACATTGTCATGTCTTTTCCGCCTTTATTTAAATAGTCATTTACATATTCGCGGCCATTTTTTCCATAAACAATAGCAAACTCTCTGACGTCGTCAAAATTTTTTTTCGGTTTTAACTTTATTAAATCTTGTAATTCTTTTTCATATTTCTCTGGGTCATTGTCATAATCACCTTTATTAAATTTTGTTTCAAGTTTTTTATACTTTTTAAACCAATCTGTATATTCTTTTGAACTTTCATATTGTTTTCTTTTTTTATCAGATGCATTGATTATACTCTTCGAATTATCTCCGATTGGTTTACCACTTTCCCACCGATTAGCTTTACCGTACAGTTCACCACGTTTATCTCGAACTTCTTTTTTTAATGTTTTATATAGTTTTTCATCAGACATAGAATTATACCGTTTTTTACCGGCGTCGGTAAGGGTTCCATCTTCATTCTGATAACGTCTTACACCCCACTTTTGACCTATAATTCCATGGTGATACATTTCTAACAAAGCAGGTTTTTCATAGTTATAATCCATTTTGAATTTACACTCCTTTCAGTGCTTTTGAGTTATCGGACGCTACGAATAACCGCCATTCCATTTCACTTATCTGTCTGTTTATCGCTTCCATAACGGAAGAACTGATGGGTGGGTCAAAAATCAGCCGCACTTTAAGATAAACATAAGATTTAACCATGATTAAACATTCGTTTTCAGAGTCCATAAACTGATCCCACGTTTCGCTAGAACCTGAAATTTGAAATCCGCTTTCAGGACCGACTCCCATCTGAGTAAGTATTGAAAACACGCTGTTTATATGCGTTATTAAATCGAGATCGAAGTGTGTATAGTTTTCTTCGATCCCAAGATTTTTTTTGATTGAAGTAAGGATGCTTTCATTCATTTTCACTCTCATCCTCCTCTGTAACTCTTTTAAATTCTACATATTTTTTAAGACAGTAACCTTCAACGCCCCAAACGACACATATTTTATAAAGATAATTAGTCGAATTCTCCAAATCAACCATAACTTCCGAACCAACAGGAATAAAAAATGAAGCCTCTACATTATTTGTATATTTCTCGTTAGACTCACAAGAAAGATAAATGCCTTTATCACAATTTGCAATCTTACCTATCGCATAAGTTTTTGTCATATCAGTGTTTCCTTTCATTTACTGAAAAAAGAAAAAAGGCTTATTTATAAGCCTTTTTCATGTTTCGATTCCACTTCCATACCGTATACTTTGCCTCAATATGATCTTTTACTTCATAAATTCTTTTGCGCACTTTCGGGTGTGTTAATATTACTGCTCCTATTATTATTGCAGGAATAATAATTTGCCCGGTCATAAGCCTGAACTCTCTCATAGTATCCAATTGTTTTCTTGTCATATTTAACATCTCCTTTTTGGTATTTTTGTTTCCATAAAAGGAACTGTTGTTTTAGCGCAATGATTATTTTCTCCATGGACACGTATCACCCGGAAATCTTTTTACCGGTTCTTTAAGAAGTAATGTTTCATCCCCGTAATGTATGGCCTGATGTGTTTCGTTCGTTGTTGCTATAAGGTACTCAGGATCTAGAAGAATATCACTTCTGTTAAGAATGTCGTCTTGGATTATAGGATTCATATGATGAATGATGATTTTGCCGTAAATCTCACGACCTGTTATTCCAAGATCGCATCCACCATCTCTAATAATTACAGCGTCTCTTATTCTCTTCCATTCAGGAGATCTATAAAATGTCTGATTCATATATCTGTCAAACCCAAATGTTTCTATACCGACAACACCGTTAAGTTTTAAATACGCATAACGTTCTTTAAAAGTTGGAAGTTTTACAAGCTCCGAATATCTTTTAATCGTATTCATAGTCTTCATCTTCATCGTCGTATTGTCCACCGTACCGTTTCATAGCTTTCATTGCTTTTTCATAAAGCTCTTCTATTCGAGCTGCGGATTTAAGAGCCTCGGCTTTGGCAGCAGCAAGCTCTTTTTGTTTTTCTAAAAGCTCTTTTTCTATCTGAGATTTAGTCGAACCTCTTTTTAAGAACTCTGTAATAACTTGAGACGATGCGGTTCCATCTCTAAGCTGCTGCTCAGCAAGATCCATTGCTAAAGATATCAATTGATTCTCTCGTGCTTCAGGCGTTAACGCTGCTCTGCTTTTGGACTTGACTTTTTCAGATCGCTTAGCAGCTTTTGCCATTTAACCGCCTCCTCTCGTAAAGTTTTTAAACTATTTTTCATAACTTAAATATCACTTTTCATATACTTTTTAATGGCATTCAAGGAACTCACAAAGCTTGGTTTGCGTTATAAGTGGAGAAATACTTCGTATCAAAAAATCGGGCGGAATATCAGAGATGCGGAGGCCAATCACGTCCACCAGGAAACAGAAAAGAGCATCTTATAACCGATACGCCAAGTTTGCGAGTTCGTCGAATACCATTAAAATATCAAAAACATTTTCAAAAATTTACCCCCGGAGAATTTTCAAAG